TCCCCGTCGTCGCCGTTCCTGCCAGCCGTAGTGTGTCCGTGGTGATGGTGACGTTTTGGCTGCTGCTGCTGTTGTTGTACAGCACGATGGTCGTGCCGATGGGGAACGCCGTGGTGCCGTTGGCGGGGATGGCGAAACCGCCAGTTGTGTTCGAGATGTGCTTACCCGCGTCGGCAAGAACGAGCGTGTATGCGCCCGCCTGTGCGTTCTGCGGAATGCCGCGATAGCCTATCGTCGAGGCAGAGATGGTGCCCGTCGCGGTTACCGTTACGTCTTGGTCGAGGGCAGTAATATCTGTGTTCGCGCCGGACGCGGCGGCCGACAGCGCCGTGCGCGCGTTGGCGGCTGTGGTCGCCCCCGTGCCGCCGTTGGCGATAGGCAGCGTACCCGACACCTGCGAGGTGAGCGAAACGCCCGAAAGAGTGCCGCCGAGCGTGAGGTTGCCGCTGCTGGTGACCGTGCCGGTCAGCGTGATGCCGTTGACCGTACCAGTGCCGCCGACCGAAGTGACTGTGCCGCCCCCACCCGTGGCGGCGATGGTGATCGAACCCGCACCGTTGGTGATGGAGATACCCGAACCGGCGGTGAGCGTTGCCTTAGCCAGCGTGTTGCCAGTGGTGTTGCCGATCAGCAGTTGGCCGTTCGTATAGGTCGTCTGGCCCGTACCGCCGCTGGCCACAGGCAGGGCTGCGCCAAGGACCATTGACGAGGTGTACGCCGCGCCCGTGACTTCGAGCTTGTAGGTGCCCGAGGGGGTGTTGCCGATGCCGACGTTGCCGCTGCTGTCGAAGGTCGCTACGCTAGTTGTGCCGCTTCTGATGGTCATTCTGGCGGCATCCGTCGCGCCATCGACGTAGAAGTTGTACTGGCTCGTTCCGTAAAAGTTGAAGCCAATTTGCCGCGCATCGGCGTTACCAGAGATTATGGTATCTCCGGCTACGTTCAGCTTTGCAGTTGGCGCACTCGTCCCAATCCCGACGTTGCCGGTGCTATCGATGCGCATACGCTCGGCGAAGGTAACCGCAGCGCCCGCCGTGCCGGTAGGTGCGTTGAACCACTTATGCGCTCCGCTCTCCGACCTGTACATGGTGGCGGAAGCCCCGGTGTACGTGTAATTGTACCCAGCGGTGTACCCTCCTGCTGGCGGCAAGGCATTGTTCAGCAGTTCTAGGTTCTGATTATCCGTACCAACTGACTGCTGCAGCAGGGAGCTAACAGCACTGGCACCTGCCTGTTTAAGCTGAATGGAGTTGCCGTAGCCAGCGACGGGCGTGACATTGAGGCCGAGGTTGCCTACGCTGTCGAGACGCATCCTCTCCGTGCCGCCAGTGCTTACCGCTACGGTGTCTGCGCCGGGCGACCACATCCCAGTGTTGAGGTCACCCGTGAAGGAGTACGACGGCGCGCCGGCAGTGCCAAGCCCGGCGGCGAGGCTGGTGATGTCGGTGTTGGCACCAGACGCCGCCGCGCCGATGGTCGTGCGGACAGACGCGCCCGAGGTGGCCGTGACAATGGGATCTGCGAACAGCGTAATGCCGAGGTTGAGGCGCGCGGCAGACGCCGTTGTCGCGCCCGTGCCGCCGTCGCTGATGACGATTGGCGTGGTGAGCGTCGTGGGATCTGAGCCGAGGATGATGTTCGTGCCGTCGCAGTAGTAGATGCCCTTGGCACCCTGCCCGACGAGTTTCGGCGTGTTGCCGCTGGTGCGGACGAACAGGCTGAATGCGCCCGTCGTGGCGTTGTTAATCCAATACTGCTGCACGGTCGGCGGCACGATGATGTACACATCGCTCGTCAGCAGGCCGACGAACTTGTACGCAATGCGGTTCAGCTCGGCGCCGGCCAGCGTGTAGTTGCCGCCGGTGACGCTGATCGACGTGTAGTCGAAGGCGAAGACGGCCTGACGACCGAGGCCGATGGTGTACCATGTCGTGCCGTCCGTGATGAGCGTGGCGCTGTCGCCCGGGCGCAGCATCAAGTTGGCGTCGCTGTTGATCGTCTCCGTGCCGGCAGGCTCGACGGTCATGTCGCCGCCACCCTCGTTGCGCACGAAGATGAAGAAGTTGTTGCCGGCTGCGGCGGCCGTGAGCAGGTTGAGCGTACCCGCGCCAGTGCCCGTCCACACGAAGGCGGAGGCGCGATTGGCGACAGACACCGTGACGCCCGTGGTCGAGAGGGTGGTGACGGGCAGCGACTGTGACAGTGTCGAGCCGGTGACTGTCAGGCCATAGCCGGCCAGCGCAGACGGCTGTACCGTGGCCGTGGAGGCACCGTACTGGAACACACGCCAAGTGCCGGCGGCTGTCGTGGTGGCGGCAAGGTAGACCTGCCACTGCGTCCCGGGTGTCACGGTGGCGAGGGTGTTGCCGGCGAAATCTTTGACGAAGAAGCTGAAGGTGGCGTCGATGTTGTTGAACAGGATTGTCTGCCCGGCGCCCGTGAGCGTGGCGTCCGGCATCACGATGCTGCGGCCGCTGGCGTCCGGTGTCACGTCGATGATGCGCGCCGCCGGGTCGAGGTTGCCGGAACTCTCCAGCGGCCACTCGAGGGGCGTGTCGACCGTGAGCGCGATCGAGAGGTAGGACACGTCCGAGGGAAAAATCGTAGTGCCACCGAAAACGGATGTGTAGCTCACTTATGCCTCCTTGCGCACTGCTGCGCGGTCGAAGATTTTCGCCAAATCTTCACCGTTGAGCATCGCGGCAGCGCGGTCGTAGAACTGCTGCCACGTGCCGATGCGCTCGTCATTCTTCAGGAACGGCGTGGCCTCAAGCAGGGTGCCGTACAGGATAAGCTGCGGCGCATACTCCGTCAGCCAGTTTGTCTGGATGGTGTCGTCGAGCAGTGGCGGCAACTCGTAATACATGATCTCGATGGGGTTCGCCTGCGCCGGCGTGGGCGCCAGCAGCCAGTTGTCGTAATTGTAGTCGGCGTAGAAGCGCGGCGTGTCCGTCTGGCTCTCGTTCGGCCAGTACGTGCGGCAATACTCGTAGTCGCGGCCGAACAGAATGGTGCGGTTGGCCAGCGACGCGCCGGTGCCGATGTTGATCGATATGGTGTCGCGCCAGCGGTCTGGCTTGGCGTACACGGACTGGCCGACCGTCAGCGTGTCGGACACGACGGCGATGAAACCCTGCACCTTTAGCTCGCGCGCAATGCGGCGCTCGGCGAGGTTGATCAGCCGGGGGATTTGCTCGTATACGACGGCGTCAGCCGCGTACGATGAGCCGCGCTCAAGGTAGCGTCGGACATCATCCTTCAGCGTCTCGAATGTCATCGTCGTGGCCATGGCGCACCTTATATCACTTTTGAGGCAGTTTACCAGTCTCCGGCCACGCTTCCACCGTCAGCCGGTGCCGCGCGGCGCAGTCGCCGTACATCAGCAGTATCTCAGCCTCCCACTCGACGCGGAGCGGGTCGATCAGCGGGCTTGGGGGTGCCGGCACCGGCGGGCAATTCGCCGCGAGGTTGGCCTGAAGCCGCACTGTTGGCGTCGCGACGGGTCGCGTCGAGCAAGCCGACAACAGCGTCACCAGCAGCGCACTCAGCAGGAACTTCGACATTGCGGTAAATCTCCCGGATGTTGCTTCGCACCTCGACGCGCGACGGCTCAATCTTGGCCCGCGCCCGCTCGTACTCCTCCGCCATGCTGTCTGCCTTGGCTTGCTCGCGCTGTAGCACCTTCTCCGCCCGCTGCGCCACCGCGAGGGCGTCCGCGTCGGACTTCCAGTCGCGCGCAGTCCAGCCAGCGGCAAAGCTGGCCAGCGCGGCGGCAGCCAAAACATAGACGGCCAGCGGGTTCATTCGATACCTTTCATCTTGCCCCACTCACGGACGGCAAATGCCGCCGCGCAGGCGGTGACCAGTGCCGCAAGGCCAGTCAAGTCGGGGTGTGCGCGCGTCATGAGCGGCAGCACGACGCCGTGGACGATCATCGAGCCGGCGATGCCGACGCACGTCAGCGGGCGCCACCACTTGCGGATCAGGCACAGGGCGATCTCCTGCGCCCGCATGAGGCGGGTGAGCATCACGCCTCATTCCCGTTGCCCGCGACCGCCGCCACCTTCGGCAGGCGCGGCGTGGCGGCAAACGGCTGGCCGGAAGGCCAGCGGCACGCGATCATGCGGTTCTTCTGGATGTTGGTGACGTTGACCATGTTGCCCTGATTGCCGCCCAGCACCGCGTAGTGTGTGGCCGTCTCGCCGACAATGAAGCCAACGTGACCGCCGCCAGCCCTCGCGAAGACGACTATCGCGCCGACTTGAGGCGGCACCCGCTGGCCCCAATCGTGCCACGCCTTGGCGCGGAACCAAGCCTTGGCGGGCTTTATGCCCACCGCGTCCACGCAGTGCGCGACGAAGGTGCCACACCACGGCGTCTCGTCGTCGCTCCACCACGCGCCGAGCTTGGCCAGCCACTGCAAGATGCGGGGATTGTGTTTCGGGCCGGGAACCTCCCGCAACCCCTCAAGGCTGCGCGCGTGGGTCAGCCAGAGCGGTTCTCCGAGACGGGGTGTAAGGGTGGCCATGCGCTATTCCTTTTGCCGGAGGAACGTGAGGAAGTCAGCCGCCATCTCGACGTTGTCAAACGCCTGCACCAGCGGACGCTGGCCGGCGCGAGGTGTCACGATTGTCACGACAGACTGCCCATCACGTTGTTCTGTAAACTGCCCCTTGAGGGCGTAATCGTCGGCGTCCTTGTAGCCGCGCGCCCGCACCAGACAAGCCCGACGCCCGCCGGGCAACTCGATGTTGCCGGTGGCGAACGTGTGGATGTGGAACGCCGCGTAGATGTCGGCGTGTTCATCCATCATGGCCGCGCGCTTGAGGCCGTGCAACTCGTTGTAGATTGACGAACCCTTGAAGTTGTGACGCGCCCATACCGTAGCATCCGCACCGTCTGGCGACACCAGTTTGAGTTTTGCGTCCCAGTCGCGCATGAGGATGCGGTTGGCGTTCAGCCCGTCAAAGATGCGCTTGCCTGTGTTCCACGTGTCGTGGTTGCCAAGCAGCCAGATCAGCCACCGGACGCCGAGATCTTTCAGCAGCCACTCGACAAGTTCCCAGCCCTCGGACACCGTGGCCGACTGTTCGCCATACAGCCGCTCCAGTTTGCCGACCCAGTTGTTGATGCTGTCGCCGCCATTCGCGCCGTACATGCCCTCGGTGTTGGCGCAGATGCGCGCGTGGCGCTCGACGCTGTCGAGGTCGCAGAACGGGTCGTCAAGGTGCGGGTCGCCAAACCAGCAGATGCCGTATGGCCCGGAGATCGGCACTCGCACAGTCTGCCAAGCCGCCGCGCGGGCGTGATTGATGCGCAGATTGTTGCGCACCTTCATGGTCGCCAGCCGCTCGTCGAATGGCAAGTCGGATGGCGGCAGAGGCTCCACCACCGTCTCTTGGTGCGCGAAATTGGCAGGCGCGCCCTCCGGCCCAAAGGTGCGGCGAATGGCTTTCACGATGGCGTCGCGAGAGCAGCCAAGTTTGTTGGCGGCAACGGTCTGGTTGCGGCCACACGCCTCCCACACAGCGATCCGCTCGGCGTCGACGGCCGTGAGATCGGTGTTCTGGTTGGCCATCAGTTCAGCTTCAGGACAATGGCCAGCAGTAAGGCGATGATGAAACCCGCGACGCCCAGACTGACGGCCTCCAGCCGCTTCAGCCGGGCGCACAGCCCCTCATAGCGCAGGGCGCAGACCTCTTCGTGTGTCTGCAGACGCGCCTTCGTCTCATCAATCTCGGCCATGTCTGTATCCGTTATTTCAGGTTGCGGAGTTTGTAGATCGCCGACAGGTACACAGCCGCCAGCGTGTCGATGAGGTTGGCCACGGCGCGATTGCCGCCGCAGATGCCCTCGTGGTTCTCCTCGATCCACGCCGCGTCGGCCTGAAGCAGCTTGAGGGGGTCGGAGATCTGCGCCGCCGGCGAGGGGATGTTGCCGATCAGATCGAAGGCACCCTGATACGCCTCGACGAGGGGGTCCAGCGCGTCGATGACGCCGTCGTAGAACTCACCCAGCGCCATGTGCTTGGCGAAGCTGCCGTCGCCCTTGGCGCGCCAGTGCGCGAAGTGCGCGACATTGCGGGCGTAGAACACCCGGCTGATAAGCTGCTCAATCATCACACACCCCAAGGGAGAGGAGGCGTGACGACGGTAGGGTTAAGCTGGCCCTCGATTTGCCCGGCCACGTTGGCCTCGTAGGTTGCGACCTGCTCCTCGCCCATGGCGTTCTGCACCCAACCGACGACCTGCTCCTCGGCGAGGTCGGCGTAAGGCGTGAACGCGCTGCCCTCGGCCAGCGAGACGCCGATGGAACCGTAGACCGACCCCGCATAAGTGCCGTCAGTGGCGGTCAGGGTCCAGTGGACCGTGAAGACGACGTCGGGTTCGCCCGCGTATTCCGGGTAGGCGTTCATCTGAACGACGGCCCATGTGTTCGCGATGGTCATGCTTATATCCCCTCGGGTTGCGCGATGCGGGTAGTGGGACGCTCAGTCTTCTTAGTCACTGGCCTGATCTCCACTGTGTCTTAGGTTTGACGGGCCACTGCTCGACGGTCAGCGGTGGGTTTATCGCGATAATGCGGAGCACTTCACGGTACGCCAGAATGGCTCCCAAATTGACGATCTTGTCGGCGGTGTTCGGTAGATCGGTGTAGTCCGTCTCGGTGAGGAGCGTAGACGCCTGCGCCTTGTTTGCTTGGCGCATATCTGCCTCGCGTTCGGCAATCTCGTCAGGACTGGCCGGGGTCACGATCCATGTCTGTGTCCAAACACCGTCGATGAGAACCGGCTCGCCCATCGTCAGGTTCTGCGTGTAATCAACAGGCGGCGGCGTCGTGGCTTGGCACGGGTACACATCCCACTCAGCGAGACACTCGTCCGTCAACACCGCCGGGAAGCTGGTGTCTGGGTTGGCGATGCGCAGGTCGGTGGGCGAGTACATAATCGCACCGCCGTCCGGGTTTACTTTGACGTACAACATGTCAGCCTCCGAGTTGCTGGCGCATGACGGTCAGCATGATGCGCTCCTTGGCCTGCTCGCGGATGCTGGACGACAGCAACTCCTCAAGCCGCACGGCAAACTCCGCAAGGTCAGCATCGTTCGCGTGGTTCTTGGCAATCTCGGCCAGCGCCAGCCGGTAATTGTCGATGTTGATTTGGTGGTGCATGACCTCGCGCTCGCGGTGTGCAGCCGCATCGACGAGCATGGTCTGGCGTTCAGTTTCGAGGATGTTCATGGTGTTGCTCCAAAAGCTACGCCGCGTCCTGTTTCTGCTGGCAGCGTCGCCGGATTGGCAAACTTTGTGCCGAAACCGCTGCCGCTCCATGGGTAGGCAGTGATAAATGGTGTAGTGGTGTGTGCTACTGCAATTGCATTGCCAGAAGGCGAAAAAGCTATGCCGTTGCCGGTGTCGGTCGGCAGCGTCGCCGGATTAGCAAACTTGGTGCCAAAGCCGCTGCCTGACCACGGGTACGCCGAGACGAATGGCGTCGTGCCGTGCGCCGCAGCAATTGCATTGCCAGAAGGCGAGAAGGCCACGCCGCTACTATAGCCTGTAAGCAAGGTTGCTGGGTTGGCAAATTTGGTTCCAAAACCACTGCCGCTCCACGGGTAGGCAGTGATAAATGGTGTCGTAAAGTGCACCACAGCAATTGCAGCGCCAGAAGGTGAAAACGCTACGCCACGGCCAGAGCCAGTTGGCAACGTCGCCGGGTTGGCAAATTTGGTTCCAAAACCACTGCCGCTCCATGGGTATGCAGAGACGTATGGCGGACCAGCGGATGTTGAAACGACAGCATTGCCAGAGGGTGAGAACGCTACACCACCGCCTGATGCGTTAGGCGGCAACGTCGCCGGATTGGCAAATTTGGTTCCGAAGCCAGAGCCGCTCCACGGGTAGGCGGTTATCCACGGGCTAGTGTCGTGTGACACCGCTATTGCATCGCCTGAAGGTGAAAACGCTACGCCACGGCCAACGCCGGTCGGCAACGTCGCCGGATTGGCAAATTTGGTTCCGAAGCCAGAGCCGCTCCACGGGTAGGCGATAACGTATGGCGTTGAAATATCTGAAACTGCAATGGCGCTACCTGTCGCTGTAAACGCAACGCCCGTTGCGGTAAATCCCGGATACGCTGCTGGATTGGCAAACTTGCTGCCAAAGCCGCTGCCGCTCCATGGGTAAGTGGTGATGTATGGTGAAGTCGAGTGCGCTACAGCAATATACTCTTGCCCACCTCCCGCAGCCGGAACCGCCGCCGCAGCGCGAAGTTTATCAGCCAGCATCAGGCGTTACCCACCCGAGCGCCGTAGATCACCGAACCGACTTTCCAAAGCTGGATGACCGTGAAGCCCGTCAAGTTCAGCGTCGGCGCGACCCCACCGTCTGTTTTCCATGTCACCGCAAGCGATGTCCACGTTACGGTGTACGCTGTGCCATCGTTAATCATGAGCGTCATAGACTGCCCGTCGGCCCATGTCCCAGCAGTCGGCGTCGATGACGCGGTGAGCGTCCAAGTCTGGATGGAGCCATTCGTCGGTGACAGCGCAGGGGTCGTGCCTGTGACGGCAAACACCTCCTCCGTGTATCCATCGTTCAGCGTCGCGCCCGACAGTGCGGGGGCCGTCGAT